GCTCGAAATGGGTCACATCGGAGATTTCGCGATCGGCGGCGGTGTGACGACAAAGGGCAAGTATGTGCCGTTCGAGGTGTCCGCCCGTTTCGGTTATCCCGAAATCTTCGCGTTTCTCCACTGCCATCGGTGCGATCCGATCGAATGGATGAGTTCAATGATCGACGGCGAAGACACGCTCGAAGTAGACGAGCGGCCGGCGGTGTGCGTTGTGATGGCCAAGCCGCCTTTCCCGCGCTCGAGCGACAGGCCGGCGCAGGACGTCGGCGCAGTGATTACCGGAATTGAGGAAGTCTGGCACCACGTTTCGCCGGTCGAAATGATGCTGGAGAAGGGGCCGTGCATGAAAGGTGGCAAGGTCGACACGGATCTCGTCTACAAAACCACCGGGAATTACATCTGCACGGTTACCGCGCAAGGCTCCGATGTGCATGATGCGATCGAGGAAGTCTACGCGGCGGCCGGCCGGATCAAGTACCAGGACCGGATGCTGAGAACGGACATTGCCAAGGATCTCGAAAAGAAGATTCCCAAGGCCAAGGCGCTCGGCTTCAGAGAATTGCCTGACTGGTAGGACACAACAACCAATCGCATCCAGCCCGCTTTGAGCGGGCTTTTTTATTCATAAATCGCGCGGGGTGAACGTGACGAATCATGACGAAATGCAGGCCGACATCGCCGAGAACAAACAGGGGCTCGCAGTTCACGAGGCCGTTTGCGCTGAGCGATACGCTGGAATCCAGACATCTTTCAACCGCGGCGAAGAGCGGATGCAGCGAATCGAGAAGAAGTCCCAGCGTATTGAGTATGTCCTTTATTTCCTGCTGCTAGTCGTGATCGGCGGAAAGGATGTAGCTGTCAGGGTATTCGAGTTGCTCGTCAAATGAATCCGACTATTCTGGCCCTGCTGATCGCCGAGCTGCGCCGCGATGAGGGTGTGAAGTACGTTGAGTATCTCGACAGCAAAGGCATCCCGACGACGGGTGTAGGGCACAACCTTCAGGTTTCGCCATTGCCAGATGGATGGACGTATCCGCTGAGTGATGCGCAGGTCAATCAGCTTCTGACGCAGGATCTCGCCAATACGTTTGCGCAGCTCAACGCCAATCTGCCGTGGTGGCAGAAGCTGGACGCCGTTCGTCAGCGAGTGATCGCGAACATGTGTTTCAACATGGGCATCGGCACGCTGCTTCAGTTTCACAACACGCTGGCTGCGATGCAGGCCGGAAATTATGCCTCGGCGGCGAGCGGAATGCTTGCTTCCGTTTGGGCAACGCAAGTCGGCGCGCGTGCGACACGTCTCGCGCAAGCAATGAAGACGGGCGTCATGCCGGACGAGCCGGTGACTACGTAAAGCCGCGCGAAATATTCCGAAAATTATTCCAACCGCCTCAGGGCGGTTTTTTCGTTTCTGGAGCCTCAAATGCCCCGTTGCAGTCACGGAACACCGCTTGAACAGCCATGCAGCAAATGCACCGCCGAAGGAATGGAAAAGGTCACGGAGGCGCACACGGAGAAGGAAACCCTGTCTGTGGCTGTGAACATTCCCAGCCACGAAGAGCGCAAGACCACCGCGTTATTCGAGCGCACCCGCAAGGAACTGATCGAGAGCGGCGGCGGCCGGTGCTTCATCTGCAACGCAACGGCCGAGGAATCCGGTCACCCGCTCGAGGCTCACCACCACCCAATCGAGCGATCGATGGCCGAACTGATCGATTGGGACCGTTTCAAGGCAGACGCGCAAGCCGGCGTGTGGGGCGAAAAGGTCCGTGCGTTCGACTGGGACAACTTCACCGACTGGACGCAGTTTGTCGACGACATGACGGTCAACGGGCTGCTGCTCTGCAAGGCGCATCACATCGGCAAGGACGAAGGCATTCACGCGATGCCGTTCCCGCTGTACATCGCGCAGAAGTACGCGAAGGAGGGCTACCAGTTCTCCAACGTGGAAGTCATCCACCACCAGGAGTAACCCATGAACCAGACGTCCCCCGCAGCAACCGGTACCACCGGGGCTTTGATCGGCGCGCTCGTCGTCATCATTTCGGCGATTAGCACCCATTTCAAGATCGATCTGTCGGCTCAGGATCAGGTCTCGATTGCCGGCGGCATTGTTGTTGGCGCGCATTGGATTGCGGAGCAATACGTCGCGCGTATCGCGGCAAAGAAGTCTTCAGCGCCTGTTCAGCAGTAATCCAACTGCCGCGACCGCGGCACAACTCCGAAGGAACCACCATGAAACGTATGCTGCTTGCGGCAGGCATTGCCGCGTGTCTCGCTTTTTCTGGCTGCGCATCGACCGGCTCACCGAAAATTCCAACGCCCCAGCAACTGGTGAGCGACTTCTGCCCGACGGTCAATGCCGACCTCAAACTTCTGGCCGCGTCACCGCTGCTCAATGCTTCGCAACAGCAACTGTTGAATGGCGTGCCCGGTGACGCGACGCATCCCGGCATCATCGCGATCAACAGTGCGGTTTGCGCGGCCGGCGGTCAGATCAATGTGACCGATCTGCAAACGCTCAACAACACGGCGTTTCCTGCGCTCATCGAGCTGGTCGGGGCGCTCCCGATGCTTCCGAATCAGCCAGCGATTCTGCTCGGCCTGACACTTGCTCAGCCGATCCTGAATCAGATCGTCGCGCAAGTTATGCCGGCGGCTCCTGCGGCCGCTAGTGCACCGGCCGCCGCGAGCCAGTAATGACGCCGCATGACTTCGCGCTGCTGGCGCAGGAAGCCTATTCCGTGGCGCCAGACATTGGCAAAGCGGATAGCGCTTCTCGCGCCATCGTACGTACGACTGCGGACGGTCTGTGCGTTGCCTTCCCGGGATCGGACAACGCGGACTGCTGGGGTGCGGACTTCGACATTGTGCCGGTAGCCGTGAAAGGGGTCGGCGAGGTTCATCAAGGCTTCTGGAACGCCTGGCAGGCTATCGCACCACAAGTGGTGACCGCAATCGGCGATCAGCCTGTGACGCTTGTTGGCCATTCTCTAGGCGCCGCGATCGCGATTCTCGCTGCGGCATCACTGGTGATGGCGGGAAAGCCGCCGGCGGCTGTCTATGGCTTCGAGCCTCCGCGCGTGAGTCCCGGAATCGGTGTGCGGTCAGCGCTCTCCAAGGTGCCAGTTCATCTGTATAAGAACGGTCTCGACATCGTGCCGGATCTGCCGCCTAACTGGCAGCACGCCGCAACCCTGATTCATATCGGCACGCCACAACTGCCTTTTCCCAACACGCTGGATCACCAGATTGAAAGGGTGATTCTCGCTCTGTCTGCGCAGTCTCCGCCAGCTTGAAAAAACCGACCCATCAAGCCGCCTTCGGGCGGCTTTTTTATTGCCTGGACCAAACATGACCACCGTTACTCTCGCGCCTCTGGTTAAGCAGCAGTTCAACCAGAATGGGATTCCGCTGGCCGGCGGCAAGCTGTTCGTCTACAACGCCGGAACGACAACGAAGGCACTCACTTACACGGACGCCACAGGCGACACGCCGAACACCAACCCGATCATTCTCGACGCCAACGGCCAGTGCGGCGTCTGGCTTTTGCCAACCCTCGCGTACAAATTCATTCTGTCGCCGGCGACCGATACCGATCCGCCGACGAACCCATTCTGGACGGTCGACAACGTAACGACCGTCCAGGGCGTCGCTGTCGGAGACATGACGGACGAAAAAGGCAGCGGCGGCACCTACGGATTCGCCGCAAACGTCGATTTCACACCCGGCACCACGACGCAACTGACGCTATCCCAGAATTACGGCAGCTCGGGCAATTTGTGGGTGACCTTCGACGGCACGGAGCAGGGCGCAGATACGTTTTCTCTGGGCGGCACGAACAATACCGTTCTGACGTTCAATGCCCCGATTCCTGTGGGGGTCCAGAAGGTCTACGTCAAAGGCGGCACTGCGCTTACGATCGGCACGCCTGGCGCGGGGACCGTCGGCGACGCCCAAATCAACCAGAGCAGCAATCTGTACATCCACGCCTATTCCTTCGTCGGTTCAAAGGATGTCGGCGCGCTGGGCAACGGAACGACCGATGACCATACAGCCGTTCAGAACGCCGGATCGCTGGCGTCGAGTTCTGGAAAGTTGCTACTCGTGACGCCCGGCACTTACCTTATCGGCTCGAGCATCGCATTCGCGGGGCCGGTCGAGTTCATGCCTGGGGCGCAGTTTGTCGTAAAGAGCGGGGCTGTCGTTACCTTCAACGGACAACTCACCGGCCCACTGACCAACATCTTCAGCGTGCAAACCGGGGGCAACATTGTTGTCAATCCGGGCACCACGACGGAAGGTTACCCAGAGTGGTTTGGCGCCCAACCGGGAAATTCCTCGTTCGACTGCGCACCGTATATCAACGCGAGCCTTTCCGTTTTCTCGGTTACGCGTCTTCAGAATACGGTCTACTACACAGCCACATCGGTCCTTATGGGGCAGAACGGGCAGTCGCTTGTCGGATCAAATCCAAATCTGACCCAAGGCGCTTTTAATTCCTCAGTCATTCAGTGCCAAAGCGCCGCGGTTACGATTTTGCAGATCGGGCCAAATGTCAATCCTTACCCCGCGTCATTGCAGACGTCGATGGCGGTTCACAACGTTGCGTTCTCTCGGGGTACTGCACCAGACATTTCCCAATCCGCGACGGGCATCAAGATTCAATACTGTTCAGGCGTATTGATGAAATGCGTCAGCGTAATTGACTCTGTTGAGTGCTTCCATCAACTCGGCTCAGCGTATGTGCGTTACGAGCATTGCAACGCGTTCAAGTTGACAGTCGGCATCAACGGGACAGATGCGTTCCACGGATTCAATTTAGACGGCAGTGCTTATATTGGTTTCTCTGACAGCGGAAATCCTTCGGTCCTGATGTACGACTGTCAGGTAAGCAATCTGCGCGACGCAGACACCACCTGGGCGCCGGGTAGTGACTATCAGGGTATGTTTGTCCATGGGCAGTACGGCTGGTCGGATGTCTGGATTTTTGATCTGGAAACGAATGGTGTCGGCACAGGGATAAACCTCGTTGGGACGGTGAACAATACAACGACGGCGGACTCGTTGAATAAACGCTTCTACGTCTATAACCCGATTCTCGATACGTGCGTTCTTGCGGGTATTTCGTTCACGAATATCAGTTCTTATGGCGATATTCATGTAATCGGTGGCTATGCCAATTGCAGCAACGCCCAACCTAATCCGGTCGGAATCTCGTACTCGTCGTCGAACGGGAACGTCCAGATTTCGCAGTTCATGGTCGAGTGCAATAAGAACCACAGCACGATTGGTGTCGTGTCGTACGCGTCATCAAAAATGGTTCATCGCGACTGTTCATATCTCGAAGCTTTCGTGACACCCATCCAGCTTAATTCGACTTCACATTTCACATTCATGGATCAAGTGACGAATGATTCCAGCGCGTCTTCCAATGTGGCGTTCCTCGTGAACAACTGTAACCGGGGCTACATGAACATTGCACTTTCTGGTTACCCAGGCGCCTACGGAGGCGGGATCGACCTTGCCGATACGTCGATTCAGTACTGTGAATTCGCATGTTCGCGCATGGACCCTGGCGCAATCACCGGCGGCGTCAAGGTCGTCTACAACGGCACGCCGATCACCACGGCCGGCACTTTCGGAACCGGCAACCTCGCTTCTGGGATTATGAACTGACATGAAAAAGCTAATCGTATTTCTCGCTTCGCTGTACATCGCCGCAACGTATGGCGCGACTACCGTCCCTATTCAATTGCTCAATTCGAGCGGGTCGACTTCGGGGCAGGCGATTGTTTCAACCGGCGCTTCCAGCGCGCCAGCGTGGGGAAACGTCGCAGCGACCACGCTAGCCGCGCAGGCCGCGAATACGGTAGTGGCGAACGTGACCGGCTCGTCTGCATCGCCGACGGCTTTTGTCATGCCAAGTTGCAGTGCGACTTCGAATGCACTCACATATACCTCGGGCGCAGGTTTCACCTGCAACACCACGCTTAACGCGACCACGCTTCTCAATAGTTCCTGGGCCGCGCCCGGCACTATTGGCAGTGCCACACCGAGCAGCGGTGCATTCACGACGCTCAGTGCGAGCAGTACGGTCAGTGGTAGCGGGTTCAGCACCTATCTGGCTTCGCCGCCGGCGATTGGCGGTACTGCCGCGGCTCCGGGCACATTCACAACTGTCACCGGCACGTCAGCCGTTATTTCGAATGGTTTGACCAGTGGGAATTCGATATCCGTATCGTCCACGTCAAACACGAGTAACGGCGCATCGATCCTGTTGACGGGCAATGGAGCGACTACCCCGAACAAATCAATTCGGGCGTTTAACGGAGCGTTCCAGATCGTGAATTCCGCGTCATCGGCCGTGATTGCATCGGTCGACGACTCCGGAGACCTAGTGACGACGGGATACATCTCGCCGTCTCAAACTGGCGGCATCGTCGGAACGACGACTAACAACAGCGCCAATGCCGGAAGTGTCGGCGAGTACGTATCCAGCACTATCGCTGCCGGTTCGGCTGTTACTTTGACGAATGGGACGGCTGCAAACGTAACCTCTATTTCGCTCACTGCGGGCGATTGGGATGTGTTCGGAACTGTTTGCTTTACGCTGGGCAGCGGCAATACGACGTATGCCGTCATCGGTTCAATTAGCCTTACGAGCGCCACCTACAACTTTCTGCCGGGCTTTTATTTGCCCGGGGTTCCTACAGGCACAACTGTAGAGTGCGCCGCGGCAGGAATGATCCGCGAATCGTTTTCGTCCACGACACCGGTATATCTGGTAGCGGGGGCGAGTTGGGCTTCGGGAAGTGCGGCTGCTTACGGTTTTATCAGTGCGCGCCGTCGTCGCTAGACAAACCCTGCGAATTTTTCCAGGGACGAAATAACGTCGACCAGGGTTTCCCGAACGCCAAGAGTCGGGATAATCACGTCTATGCGGACAGGATTGGTCGGGTTGGTATCTTTCATTTTAGAAAGTCTTCGTAAGACAATTGGCCTAAGCGACGCAGTATATCGCGTCACCACACCGTCATCCGTTTCAAAACGGCGATCAGGACAGGCGCTTCCCGACGTTCATCGAAGTCGAACAGATCCTGGTTTGGCTCGACATAAACTGCCGCCACAAAACGCTCACCAGAATTCAAAACCATCGTGTAAGTGTTTGATTTTATGAGTTCAGATATGTGCATTTCGCTGGGCTGGGAATGCCCGCCAATCCCAGCCACCTCATTGTTTTCTATGAGAAATTTCCGATCTTGTTGGGTAATCACTTTCTGTTGATAACTTTTCCACCGAACCCTTTGCAGACTGGGTTTTGAGTGTGGTGATCCAAAATCGGTCCAAAACTGATCCAAAATTCATGCACTTCGTGCCTTGATTTCGGTCCACTCTTTGCCCCGTGAATCGCGGTACAGAGCCGTCATCTCGGCTGATTTGTGCCCCAGAAGCGCCTGGGCGAACTCGGCGCCGTACTCGTCAGCGTAGAGGCGGGCGGCTAGAGACCGGATCTCATGAAACGTCGGCGGAGTCTTGCCCGGATCGACCGCAATCTTTGCCTGGTCACGGAAAGTTGCAAAAACGTCTGAAAAGCTGACCACATGAGGGCTTCCGCCTGGTCTTGCTGTGCCAACATGCCGCAGGTGATGGATCACGTGCTTGGAGACGATGTTGTCGCGGCATTCCCGTATTACATCGCCGATCGTCAGGCCATCCAGCGCCTTCAGGCCGACGGTCAGAGGGATTTTCAATCTCGTCCGGCCCTGACTCTTTTTCTGTTCGACGTAGAGGAACCCGTCCTTCACGTGGTCGAACAGCATGCTTTTTACATCCTCCCGGCGCTGCGCCGTGACCAGTGCCAACATGAAGGCGCGGGCGGCCCAACCCATCAGCGGATCCTTTCTGGCCTCCGCAACGACCTTCCAGAAGTCCTCGAGGGTCAATCTTGAACGCAGGACATCTCCTTTCGTTCTCTTTACGGACGAAACCGGATTCTTTCCGGCCTCAATCAAACCCTCTCCAATCGCCTCGTTGAAGAGGTCGACCAGACGGCTGCGCATCTGCACGGCGTAGGTGTCACTCACCTCCGCGGCGAGCTTCTTCAGAAAGTCCCTGATATCCCTCGGCGTCACGACATTGACGCGCTGCGCCGCGAAAGGCGCGCGTTTGATGGCCTTCAGGTAGCTGCTGACGGTCGAGCGGGAACCTTCGTTTTCCGTCCTCTTGGCATAGATAGCCTCGTACTCATCACACCACTGGGAGACGGTCTTCATGCCGCCGTCGATCTTATTAATGAGCGCAACTGCTCCCTTGCGGCGCTCCAGCTCGGCGTTCGCGGCGCGAGCCTCTGATGAAGCGACCTTGAAGTCGCGCCCCAGACCATACGTCGCCTTGGTTTCCGGGTGCCGGAACCAGTAATAGCCCTTGGAGTTCTTATACAAGTTGTCGGGCCAGTTACGGCGCGCCGCGATTCGTCGTCTAGCTGCCATTTGCCATCCTTTCGATACGATCGGCAACCGGGTCGAAATACTCCGCGTCTGGACGGCAGAAATACTCGCGTCCGACCTTACGGGGTACCGGACGGATCCGCCCGTTGCGTATCCAGTTGAGCAGGGTATTGCGGTGAGGTTTGTGCTCGCCGAACACATTTTCCGCCCATGACGAGAGTGGTATCAGTTGCGCTGCCATTTCACACCCCATGCGTTGCGTGTCGTTTCGATGATTCGTGATGCGGCTTCGGTCACTTCATCCCCAACAATTCCAGAATCAACCGCTCCACCTCGCGCACATCTTCCTCCGATGCCTGCCCGACGAGACCGTTGGCGATCAGGGCGGCGGTGGCTTCGATGGCTGAGGGTGTCGGTGTTTCACTGAGAGCCGCGCGGCGGGATGCTTGCCAGACGGCCCAGCCGAATTCGAGAATCCACTGATCCCAGCCATGAAAATAGATTGGCCCCTTGAAGTCCTTCTTCCATGCGACGTAATCGGCCCATTGTTTCTCGCGGTCGCTCATTTCGCGTCTCCGCTTGCTGGTTGAGCGGCGGTCAGGGCGCGGATCGCATCGCGCGCATCATCCGTGAGTACTGTTGGGGCGGCGAGCCGGGCATGGATTGCCCGCAGATCGTCGTCGGTCGGCTCACGCATCAGCAGCAATAGCAGTGCACAAGGGTTATCCGCCATGCGGCTGATACCGTGGACTTTCGGCAATGCCACCGCCTCCGCACCCTGCGCCACATTGGTGGAAGTTGATGCGGCGCGGGCGAGCTTGAGGCCAAACCGGTAACCCTCCCATGCGGACTGAGTTTCGGGGCAATCGTAAGAACTGCCGTGCCGGTCTACACTTAATTGCTGGTCTTCAGCCCACACCTCGAATGCCGCGCGATCGTCCTGCTCGACCGAGGGTGCGGTAGTAGCTATACACTCGCTGCATTGGAAGTGCGAATAGACTTCGCGGAGCGCCGACACGAAGTTTGGATATGCCGCCGTGTCCCAGCATTCCGGGTAGTGGATTGCCTGCGCAATATCGCCAGCGAAAGGAATTTCTGCGGCAGGCTTGTTTGCATCCTTGTCGAGAGGGGCAAGGTAATCTCCCCCACTCTTGAGGCGGTTCAGAAGAACGTCCATTGGATCGCATGGATCGACAACGACAGGCACTGCGGTAAGAGTGGTGATAATCGAATCAGCCAGTTCAAATGAATCGACGCTGCCGTCGTGGGCTTTGTGCTCATCGATCAGGATTGCCCATTTCATTCGATCAGCCACCGCCTCTCTATCGACAGCGGCAGGCTGGGTGGCGGATAGCAGGGCGCGCAATCGGTCGACAAGATGCGCGAGTGATTTTTCTCGTTTCGCAAACCACGCGGCTTCGTCGAAGTTCTTTCCGGGATGCTCAAAGTTGTAGCCTTCGCCACTGGCCGCCCATCCGCTTGCATATGCAGTGCGCAACACGTCGAGAATCTGTTCATCAGTCACAGTCACTTCTCCATCGGGATTTGTGGGGTGGGTCATGGTGTGGTCTTTGCATGCATCTGGCGAAGCGTTTCGGCAACTTCGGCGGGTACGTCAAAGAAACTCAGCAGCCCTTTGCAACGCACGAATGGCAGCGGCTTGGCATCGGCGAGCACGAACCCATACTTTCCGTTGAACCATTTAGACTCGCTTTCGGTGACGCAATCGACGATGGTTGCAACGCCCACGATGCCGCCGATCATCTCCTCGCGTTCCGGATACGACCCGTAGTAGCGACGGTAGGCAACGGCATCGTCGGCATAGTCTCGCTTTGGATATGTAACGCCCGCATGGATCAGAACGCGGCCACGAAACTTGGTCGGCCAGTCGCGGTTCTCAATGTCTTTATGTCCGTTGACAATCAGCCACGCATAGGGCTGACGGATAGAGAGTGCTTTCACGATACCTTCTCCCCGCCAGATGCAGCGGCAATCTGTTCTTCGGAGCCGCCGTGCGCATTGATAATTGCGCGTGCTTGCTCCACGGTTAGGCCGCTCACAATATGGCCTTGCGGGCCGTGCAAAGCCACCAATTCCTCCTTCCAGTCTCCGCACGCCATATGCCATGTCGCCCGCACTTTGGAAGGGGCGAGAGCCTGAGCCTCTAGCAGCGCGTTGCGCATGCGCCATTTAAAATCGTGAGCATGCGCTTCGTCATAGGTGAACCACGCGTCGATCGCAGTTTCAATCTGCTCGTCGCTCGGCCCTGCGTCTTCATTAGTGGTCATGCGAAAAGCTCCAGTTGACTCGCGTCTATCAATCGGTCTTTGGTCCATACCGACCGTCCGTCCAAGGTGTGTCCGTTAAGCCAGTAGGTCCGGCCTTTCTCATGGCGCTCCACGCCGATTACAGTCAGGTGGTAGTGAGGCTTCGACGGGCGTTCCAGACCGTTGATCATGTCGAGGTACTTGACGCACGTGCACGGACCATCGATCTCTTTCACGATGTACGGGCCCGTGCCGTAGGTCGTACGCACGCAGGCGCCTATCCGGACCAGCATGGCGTCAACCTTTGAGCCGATGCACGAAGCCGGTCGGCGTTTTCTCGATTGTCGAATTACTTCCTGCAAGCAGGCGGTCCGGATCGGAGTTCAGTGGTGAGATGAAAAGCGAATCTCCGCTCGCACCCGTGGCCTTGATGTAATCGACTTCGACCTTGGCGCTATCGACCAGCACACTGGCCACCTGAGCGACGGCTCGGGCGCGTTCAACGTCCATCGGCTTCTCGCGATCGCGAAGATCGGCGAGCGTTTTCATCAGGTGTTCGCGCATATCGGTAATGGTGCTCATGACTCTTGCTCCTTCGCCTCGCGGGCGATTCGGTTGACCTGTCTGGTGATTGCGCCCTTGAGTTGGACCAGCTTGGCAAGCTCCGGCGAGCGCGACCGGGGATGATTGCGACGTGCGAGCTCGCCGCGGTGCACGAGCTCGAGCGCGTCGAGCGTGATCTTTTCGAGTTCCGCCGTGCGCCGGCCGGGCAGGAAGCAGACCACATGGCCTTTCGGGATCGGACCGTTCGCGGCTTCCCACACCAGACGGTGCACGCCAACCCAACGTCGCGCCGGCACCGGGTGGTCGTCGTTCGTTTTCTGCTCGAGGTAGCCGTCTTTGCTGATTCGATACGATCCGATCGGCACGTAGTTGTGCTGCGCCGCGCCGCTCATCGAGCCTTTCTTGAACTGTGTACGACGAGAATTCGGATGAGTGCCGCAGATACCCTTGACACCTTTATTCCATGACGTCTGGCCTGACTTGAACCGCGTCGAGCCTCCACGCTGGCCATCTGTACGGCCCGCGAGCGGTCCCGCAAGATAGGCTTCAGACTTGCGCAAGCCCATTCCGAGTGCTTTCTGGTAGACGCGCCCGACACTTAGACCCATTGACGCGGCCAGAGTCGGCGTGTGCGCATCTGGATACTCAAGCGTCAGACGTTCCTTTTCTGCTTCGGTCCACTTGTGGCGGGGCGCGGTAGTCGATCCGGGTTTGCGCTTCGTCATGCTGCCCACTCCATGAGTTGAGTGTCATACCCGAGCATCAGCGGATGCTTCGGGTCACCTCCCTTTGTGAAGCCGAATATCTTCACTGGCTTGCCGGCGCCGAGAATGCGATGCGCCAGCGTGTCGAGATGTGGCCGCAGCGCCGCGGGCAACTTCGTGCGATCTCCCCAGCACGGGACAAGCAGGTCCGCGTCCGCGATGATCTGGCCAAGATGCATGTCGTTGAATGGGCCGACCGGATCGAGAACTCGCGAGAGCTCGCGAACGTCGCGCGCACGGTATGCGAACGGGTTGCCGGCGACGTACTTGCGCGCGCCGAGCAAACGCCCGAAGCCGCGCCACTTCATGTCGGTCTGGTCCGGGATGATCGAATCCGCCCACGACGGATTAACGCCAAAGAACGCGACCACGATTCCGACAAGCTGCAACTCGCGCTCGAGGCGGTACCGGTATGTGCCACATTCGCTGATGATCGCGGTCATTGTTTGACCTTCGTGCGGTATGTCTGCGTGAACGTCCTGTTGACGACGTGTCCTCGGTACCGAACGACGTTCGCGATTCGAGCGCGATCGTGATGGCTCGCCGGCGCCTGACCGAGCAAGCCGAAATAGCTGTTAGCGACAGGCAGGAAGTCTCCTTCATTGACCTGCGCCACGCGGCGAATTGCTTCGTTCACAGTGCGGCGGCGCGTCGTGCGGGACCATGGCTTGATCACGTGGCCGACGAAGTCCACGCCGCGCGCGATCGGCTGAAGCACGGTTTTCTTCGGATTGAGCCGAACACCGAGGCGCGCCGGCAGGAAAGCGTCGACCTCGGCCAGCACCGCGTTTAGCCAGTCGGCAGACGGGTGCAGGAACAGGAAATCGTCCACATAGCGCACGTAGTAACGCGCGCCGAGCTGGTGTTTTGAGCGCTGGTCGAGCACGTCGAGATAGACGTTGGCGAAGAACTGTGACGACAGGTTGCCGATCGGCAGGCCGAGATGATCCGGCTGGCTAGTCAGGCGCTTGTGCGGCGGCACACGATCAATCAGCACCGGGTCGCCGCGGAACTCGAAGTTGGTTCGCGGATCGTGCATAAGCACGGTGTCGGTCAGATTCATCCACCACGCTTCATTGATCTTGCGAGCGAGCAGCTCGCGCAGCTTCAGTTTGTCGATGCTGACGAAGAAATTCGCAATGTCGCACTTCAGGTAGTAAGCCGGCCGAGACCAGTTCTGCGTAATGCTCCGGATCATCGCCTCGAGCTGCTCTGCGGCATAGAGCGTGCCGCGACCAGGAATGCATGCGCAACTATTGGCGATGAAAGAGTTTTCGAAGCGCGCCGCGATGCGGTTGTAAAGCAGGTGGTGAACGACGCGATCGCGAAAGTCCGCCGCCCACACTTCGCGCGCCTTCGGACGTGTCACGACGAAACAGATCGAGCGGCCCGGCTGATACGAGCCGTCGATCAGTTCGTCATGCAGCTGCGACAGGTTACGTTCGAGGTTCTGTTCGAATTCGAGTGCGTTTCGCGTGTTTCGCTTTGTGCGACGGCAGTCGAAGTACGCGAGAACGAGCTCTTCGAACGTGAGAGCCTCGCTTCCAGCATCGTAATAATCTGCGGACCGCGCGAACCCGGCCTTTGTTGTTCTTGTTGTTCGCATTCTGGTTGCCATTTGTGAAATTCTGGTACCAAGCGTTGTTGGCCGAGTACTGCGTTCATTCGCACTATCTACGTCGCCAGGCCGAAGGCTATCGCCGATCGACGAGGAAACTGCACCAGACCGATCCCGGTTACTCCCGGTGGTATCTGTGATGTGCATGTCGGTATCCTTGTGAGATAGCGGTGCGACCAGATTAAATCGCATAGACCTCACCGCCTTGACGATGAAGTAACGAGCGACGATGCGGATTGCTTCTTCCATCCACCGGCCTGTTTGCCCACTTGTTCGGTTAGCGCGATCGCGGCCGCGTATTGCTTGGTCGCGATGAACCGCATGTCTCTGGACAACCTGAGCAGAAGATTGACCACTTCAAGACGCTCGAGCAGATCGTTCAGATGCGGTACCTTGTCCATTGCCGCATTGGCGCGAAAGATCAGCGTTACGATCTTCAGCGTCTCCGCTCGAATCTCTCCGCCGAGCGATTGCTTGAAATCGCGCGGCATATGGCGAGTCGATTCCGTGACCTCTCGGAAGAGGTCGTACGCGACCTTGTAAATGGGCAGGGCGGTGGTAATGGCCATGGTTAATTTTTAAATTTCAAAAGTCCAATCTGCGGACCGCGCGAACCCGGCCTTTGTCGCTCTTGCCGCCCGCATCCTGGGTGCCACTCGTGAAATACTGGCACCAAGCGTCGCCGGCCGAGTACTGCGTAGACGTCCAGTGCCACTCTCGGATGAACAGGTCAGGAACGTTCGCGTAAAGCACCGCGCTTTCTCGCTTCGAGGGTACGTAATAGTCACGGTGACATTCGAACTCCACCTCGCTGCACTTGCGAGCTGCAGGATGATCGCCGGTGGCAATCAGTGCCTGCGTGTTTGCGTATCCGTCGAACTCGTCCTTGGCGCCCGGCACGTCAACGCCGTAGCCTCCCCACTCCACGTCGCCGAAGGCGCCGATCGTGTCGGGGGAGATGATCAACCAGTACGGCCGGCCATCGGCATGCCGCGCGAGGCCACCATTGAACCCGCCTTGGCCGGGCCAAACTTCACCGATACGCGGAACGCTGCGCACAGCTTCTTCGGTACGGCCCATGACCTTGTCGAGCCATGCGTTGATGGCAACATCCTTGGGCACGCTCAGCTTGCCGCCGTGGAACGGAACTTCGATTTCGCTTGTGTTGCTCATTGATGCTTTCTCCAATGGTTCGATGCGATCGGTCGTGATGCGCCTTCGAAATGATTGAATTTCTAAATTTTGACTCTGCGGACCGCGCGAAGCCGGCCTTTGCCGTCCTTGCCGTCCGCACCCTGGTAGCCATCTGCGAAACCCTGGTACCAAGCGCTGAGGGCCGAGTACTGCGTGCTTGTCCAATACCACTCGTCGGCGAAGGACTCTGCGCCGCCTTCACGGAACAGTTCGACGGGCGTCTGGCCCGGCAGGTGGATCGAATACGGATAGCCGACCGGCAGACTGCTCGGGTTGTCGCCGCTGCGGTAGACGTAGTTCTCTTCGGTGGTCGGCTTGAAGCCGCGGTAGAGCAGCTCGACCTGATCGCGCGCGCCGATGTGCCAGTCGTCGAAACCGCCGATACGCAGCTCGAGCACCTGTTGTGCGATCTCGCTGCCGGCCTCGGCCATCGCCTTGGTATTGGCGAGTCCGTCGAAGAAACTGTCGGCTCCCTCGATCAGCTTGTAATCGGGATGCCAGATGACCGGACCGAGATCGCCTTCGTTCTTCGGCGCGACGACTTGTGCGAACACGTCACCGTTGAAGGTGATGATGCCGGCGAAGTAACCGCCTTCCCACGGCGTGCCGAAAACGGTCGGAACTTCCTGCTTTGCCAGTGGCAGATTTGAGATTGCGTTCATAGATGCTCCAGAATGATTTCGAAAAAGAGCGGCCGGGACAGCGCCGCTTTCAACACACGCCACGCGGGGGTCAGCGTGACGTCCCACCCAGTTGCGCGTCGAGCGCGCGAATCCTCTTCACAACACGTTCGGGCAACGCAAGCGCCTGACCGCCATGCAAGGCAGCGAAAGCGGGCCGCAGAATTTCGCGATCGCTCGGCGGAATGTCGGCGTGTTCCAGCCGGGCCAGTGCGCGGAAAATAGGTTCGTCGGTCGTCATGCTGCGACCTCGACGGGCCGTGACCTTTCTAGCCACGCTTCCCACATCTTTTCCATCAGGGACGTGGAGTCGGTCGATCCCTTGGACTCCGGACGATTCTTGAACCACGCTTCGAAACGTTGGCGTTCGTCGTACTGGTCGATGCGCTGCTGAAGCACGTCGTGCTTTTCCTTCCAGTCATCCGCGCGCCTGATCGCGTCTGCCAGAGAATTGCGGAGTTCCTCCAACTGTCTGAAGGCGGCATTCGCCTCATCGCGCGTCGTCTCGTGCGCTTTCACTTCCTTGTCGTGCGTTAGCTGCAGGACCGTCGACTTATCGGCGAGCGTCAAGAACTTCTTCTGCAATTCATCGCGCTCACGCGTCACGGCCTGCAGTTGCAAAGCGAGATCGAGAGACTATTCGACGGCGCTAACGTCGGAGTCGGTCACTTCCGGTTTTTCAACCACCGGTGAGGCCGATTTCGGGGCCGCCACGGCGCCCGCCGCGAGAGTCGAAGGGCGCATGTCCACGCCATCTTGAGAAACCTGCGGCGCGTCCTTTCGCGTGAGCCAATAGACGTACTCCGTGTGCCGCGCGCCGGTGCCTTCCAGCTTCCGCTCGAGAATGCCGCTGCTGACCATCGCGTTGAGCTCGCGAGAAACCGACAGCCGGTCCATGCACAGCTTGTCGGCGATCGTCCTAGCTGTGGACTGCATGACGGTGCCGAGGTACTTCTCAATTTCTGCTCTCACGCTGCCTCCGTGGGTGCGCCGATGACGGTAAAGCCAGCGGCTACGTAAGTCCTGATTGCGAACGACGTCATGTGCGGCGCCCATATGATCTCGATCGACGAGTTTGGCGCGGTATCGGATGCCGGCGCCGCACGGCCCATCAGGTTGAACACGCCCCGACCTTGGTATCCGCCTTGGCGAAACACAAACTTTCCAGTGCCGGGCCAAAAGTCGACCACGCCTAGTTCCGTCCTGACAATGAGATGGGCTGCGCCGTTCTTTTCTTCAAACTGATATCCGCGCTCGCGCAACAGAAGGTTCGAGCTTTCACGGTTTGCTGCGCGTCGAGATTTGCTGCTTTCTCTGTCGGCGTCTTCGCTGCATCCCGAACAGCACTGCGGAAATCCAACGGCCTCGCCAAGGTATTCGCCGCACTGCTCGCAAGATGACCCGTCGAGCATCGATTCAGCGATTTCACCCATGACATTCCTCAAAAGGGTGGGGTACTTGCATGCCGCGAAACGGAGATTCACGCCTCAATCGGCTTCATCCGGATCGTGGGCTTTCCCCCGTTGATCAGGCGACCAGTTCCGGTTGTTTCTTGCGGCCGCGCTGAGCTTTCAACTGGTCATCGACCTCGTTCGCGCCGGTACCGGTGTCAGGTTTTTCTTCGTCACCGTCTCCGCCTTCAGGATCGACAGTCACGAAGACTTCCTGATTGAGCTTTCCGGCGATCTTCTCGATGTCGCCGTTGCTGGGATGACAGCGGACCTGAAACGAAAAGACCACGGTGCCGCCTTGCTTCGGCTCAATGACGAACCTGCGCACCTTGGCATCGCCAAAAACGGCGTCTCCCTTTCCGCTGGCGCCGATGTGCACGGTCACCGAGGCGTTCTCGTAGACCTCGTCCCATTTGATCGGTCCCATCTTCGGATTCTTGACGACAGTCATGTGGTCGGCGTCGGGATTTACTTCCTGTTGCGGCGAGTCCTCTTTCTCGTATAGCGAGGACTTCAGCGTCGGCGAGAACATCGCGAGCGCCTGATTGCTGGCGGTGTATCGGAAGTCGATGTCCATAGCATTGACGTCCTGATTGCCATGTTTTTCCTGTCCGACGTTGATGTGAGTGATCTTGGTGAGCTGCCGTTCGTACTCAAATGCCATGGTGTCTCTCCTGGGGGGAAAAGGTCAGAACGCGGTTGCCAGACGTTCGTTGGCCGCCTCGAGGTTCATGTCGAGCAGCCACGAAAGAACGACGCTCTCGTGCACACGGTAGTTCGTCGCGAGAGTCGCGATGATCTCGTCGTCGGTGGGGCGCTTCGGTGCGGCGGCGCGACCAGTCCGGGCGGGTGTCTTGACCGGCTGCGCGGCGGCCACGGCAGGCGTGCTGGCGGCCGCAGTCGGCGCGAAGCTGGCTTCCTGAGATGCGGTCTGTTCGGCGGCGCACGCCTGCGCCTGACGAGTCTGTTCGAGTCGTTCTTCCTCGACCTTCTTGTGCTGCTCGATGCGCGACGTCACGGCGAGCTTGAAGTCATCGGCCGGCTTCTGGATAAGCGTCTGCAGGTCACGGAACAGGAAACCGTATGCTTCGTCCTGTGGCCGGTACCAGTCGAGTTTCGAGCGCATCTCGCGCGCGGCCGCGTCGGCGGCGATCTTGCCGTTGGCAACGGTCGTATCGATCGATTCATGCAGGCTCGCAAGCGTGCGCTTGTTCTTCGCCGCAGCAACAAAGTCTGGAGCCGCAATATCGAGGCGCACCATGCTGAGTTCCGCATTCAGCGCCGCAACATGGTCGGCGAACCGCTTGCGGCCGTCGGCGATGATCTGATCCTTGATCTCGCCCTTGCGCTTCGTCACCAGTTTGTCGAGTCCGAGACGCTTCTCGCGCAGCTGCGCCTTGATGTGGTCCAGCGTGCGCATCAGATCGTCGATGCTGGCCGTCTGCGAGATCGCGGCGTTCTTGGCGACCTCGAGTTCCTTCTCGGCCTTCTCGCAGAACTTGACTGTTTCTTCCGCGTCCGCGAAGTCCTGATCCGTTTGCAGATCCGTCTTGATGTTCGCGATGAACTGTTCGGCGGCCGCCTTGAAGCGCGGCAGATTGCTCGTGACGACCTTGCCTTCGATCTGCACGGCGAGAGTCGGGAGGCCCATGATCACTTCCGCTTGGGGCTTCTCGGCGAGTTCGCGCGGTTTATACTCGGCCAGATCCTTCTCGAACTGGGCCCAGCCTGCGCGCAAGCGTTCGAACCACGCCGGATCTGGCTTGACCCACATCGAGGCCATGTTGTCCCGCGTGCCGTCGGAACAAACGAAAAGCAGTTTGCTGGCGCCGCTGACCATCAGCAACTGCTGCGCCTGTGGCATGTAGGCGTCGGGCAGTTCCTTGCGCTTGATCGAGTCGAACAGCGCCTGGTTGAACTGCTTATGCTCGAACGCAATGGTTTCATCCATCGTCAGACCGTCGAACGATCCCGACAGCAGACCTTCAGAGCCGACGACCGGGTAAAGATCTTCGCCGATGGCTTCTTCGACGAGCGGCCGGGCAAGCGCTTCAACTTCGTGACCTTTGTCGAGGATGTGCTCTTGGAACCAGTCGCTGTATTCCTTCGCCGTGCCGGTGTGCTTCATGTGAAGCAGCTCGTTGCGCTTCACGTTGGCGGACAGGCCGAGCATCGCCGCGGCTTCGCTAGAGCCGAAATGCTTGTGGCGAAAGGCAAGCCATTCGTCGGAACCCTGAATTAGGTCGTGAGTTTCCATGCTTGTTACGCTCCCTGATTGCCGTTGTCCTGCGCCCACGACCGGATTTCTTTCTTCTGCGATTCGGTCAGCGACGCACCTTTGGTTTCGATGAACGCGATCATCTTTTCGGGCGTCTTTCGACCGGTCGCGACGACGGTCTTCCAGTCGTCCTTGTTCTTGTCGAACTTCTCCTGGTCGTAGGTCACCTTCTCGGTGGCTTGAGAAGAAGCTGCCGCACGATTACTGTTTCCCTGCTGTTCCGTGTGGGACGACTGACCGGAATCTCCCTCTGCACCGCCCTGACCGTCGTCGTCTTCACCTTTGGTGGACATGCCGGATGCCGCTAGCAGGGTGTAACGCTGCAGGTATGTGATCGTGCTGCCGCCCTGTTGCAGAACGTTTTTCTTTCCGCTGTTGTCCGGAGGGCCTTCCATCGACACTTTCTTCGAATGCCCCATGACATGCGTCACGATGCAATCGACCTCGATCTTTCCCGGGCTTTGACGGATATCCCAGTCATAGGTAAGTCCGTGCGCCCCCATGGCGGGACCAAGAACATCGGTGACGTCTGACAGTTCGGCGTGCCTGTAGCCGACAAAGTCGCCGTCCTTCGTGTTGTAGCCGACGGCCTTGCGCTTGAAAATCGGCGGGCAGGTACGCTTGAACTCGGTCATCGCCGCGACGAACGCCTTGCGTGCTTCGTTTGCCTCCCAGCGCTGCTGCAGTTCCATCAATTTCTCAAGACGATCGAGATCGGCGTTCGTCTGGATCGCCAGGCGCAGCAGATCGGCGGGGGTCGTGAGAGAGATGCCCGTGCCGTGGTTGGTGGAAAGAGCCGATTGCTGCTGCGCAACCGGAGGCCGCGCCGTCGGCGTCTCTGAGGTATCGACGTCGATGACGTCGGCCATGGTTGCGGTGTTCATGATTGGCTGACGTCCTTTTCAATCTTCGCGTACGGGTGCTTCGTCGTATGCGGCTTGATGTGCTTGCCGAAGTGGCTGCCGATCGACTCGGCGGCCTTGAACTTCGCGAAGTCCTCGGCGGTGAAGTTCGCGTAGTGATACGTCGAGCCAGCACCGGCCTTCGACTTGAAACAGATGGCGAGCGTGTTCGTTTCGGGGTCGTGGCCGATGCTGTGAATCTGGCTGGACTCGACAGGCGACAGGTCGATCGGCGCGCGGCTGATTTCGGTGGTTTCGTTCACGTTGAACTCCTTACGTTTGACATCAGTTGAAGGCGCAGGGTGGCGGTTTCGTCCTGATCCCATTGGTGGGCGATCTCCATGATTGCGAACGCGCAGCAGATCGCGATCAGGAAGGAAATGGTTGGGTGCTTCTCGTAGAAGCGGTCCATCGATCTAACGAGTCGCATGTCAGCCTCCGGTGGCTTTGGCAATTGCAGCTAGCACATTCACGTAGGCGACGTGATCCACGGAAACGACATGCATGCCATCTCCCGATGAATTGGTGGGGCACTTGACTAGTTGAATAAGTGCCTTCAGTAAATCCGGCGCAGCAGCAATTAGAAGAGCGTTAGCCTCTTTGTCGGGACCGTAACAATGGGCGATATCACCGGACTCAGTCGACCAGATGTTCCTATCAATGAACATATTTTCGAATTCCGGATAGATCGCAGCGCAATCTTCGTCAACAACAATTTGGTCCCATGGACCGGGCGTTCCTTTGAAGTCACCCGTACTGACCTCACGGTTCTCCATGAAGCTGATAGTTTTGTACGGCTGAAGGGTGTATATCTCGCCATTGATGAGCCACGCACGATCATGTGGCGGTTCATCATCTACCTGAACCAAGGGCCGCCCGTTCACTACGATATGTTTGATCACCGCATACCTCCGATCGGCAGGTACACGTACTGCGCCGAAATCGACTTCGGCACGTAGCCTTTGGCAATTCGATCCCAGGGCGCCACGCCGCGACGAACCAGATCAGCTTTTGCAGCCTCCTGACGGCGCCTGGTGCGCTCGCAGAGCATTTCGTATTTCAGGTCCAGCACGCGTTCGCGCATAAAGCTCGACATGGTCAACCCCCGAACGAATGAAACATCGCGTTGACGATCGAATCACCGAAGATCGTCGACAGCAATGCGACACACAGAAACGCTGCACCGAAAACGATGCAAGCCACGGTCACCACCACTTGCGTTTGCTTGAATTCGACGTCTGTGGGGTTCACGTTTTTTCTCCTGAATCTGCGACGCTCGATCACGAGCAGCCGCGCATGAATACGACGAAGCAGCCAGCGACGAACGCCCAGATGCCCGCGTAGATGAAGATTCCAGTCATGGCTTCCTTCCTCCGAGCTGGACATGACGAAGCCCGGGTGCGTACATCTCGTCACCGAGAATGACGCGGCGCGGCTCGTAGTCATCCCAGCTTGCCGCGCGTTGTGCTTCGGTCATCGGCTCAACGAGTTCGTCGCCGGCGCCGCGCGTCAGCGGGTCGTCATGGATTGGCAATTTATCGACTAGCATTGCGGACTCCAGTTATGGCCTGATCAGCCGGCGAAGCTCGAAACCGAGTGCGACGGCGAGGATTACGGCCGTGCCCAGAACGGGGTAGAGGATCGGGCTCATCAGCAGCCTCTTCGTTCGTCGGCGACACCTTCGCCGATGATGTCGGCGGCGAATTCGCGCAACAGATGCTCAGTCAGGGCACCCGCGCCACCTTCGGCCAGGCGCTTCAGTTCGATCAGGTCTTTCGCGATCACCGACATGACGAACTCCTACAGCCCTTCGCCCGTGACACGGAAGAACCGCAGCGAATCGACCGGCTCGCGATAGGCCAGTTGCGTATCGTCGTCGGCCCTGTTCGCCTTCCAGATCAGACCCAGCTCGGCGAAATCGTCGAGGCTGATGTGCCGCGTCGTGCGGCCGATCGTGAAGGAGACGATGCGGTTCGAGCGCAACACGCCCGTCGCTTCGTTTCCTTCTTCATCAACAACCGTTCCTGTGGTCATCACGTTCTCCCGTGAGAACTACGAAATAAATAAATTCTTAAATTTTGACTCTGCGGACCGCGCGAACCCGGCCTTTGACGTTCTTGCCGTCCGCAAACTGGAAGCCATATGCGAAACCCTGGCACCAAGCGCCGTAGGCCGAGGACTGCGTGCTCGACCAGTACCAGGAGGGCGCAAATTTTTCGGCGATCGTCGCGTAGCAGAGGTTCAGCTCACGCTGGGCCGGCAGATAGAAATCGGTGTGTCCGTCTTTCGAGTACTCCGCGGCCCAGGCGGCGGCCGGGTGCTTCGAAGTCGCGCCAAGAAGTGCCCGCGTGTTCGCGGCACCGTCGAGCCGGCTGTCGCACTCCGGAACCTTCATGCCGTACGGACCCCACTCGAAATCCATGCCTTCGTCGAGCGAAGCGATCAGGTGGTAGTCGGGCGCGTCGCCTTGGCCGGGCATCAGGCCGGCGTAAATGCCGCCTTGGCCCTCCCAATAGACGCCAAGGCGTGGTGCGACGAGAACGGGTTTGTCTTGGACTTCGGACATGGTTGACTCCGGATTGAGGCAAGCGGTTTAGTGAACGACGCACGCACGATAGGCGTCGGTCGGGTCAAGTTCTTCGTCTTGCAAAAGCGTCCAGACGAAGCGGTCGTAGAAGCGAGACTCCATGAAGTGGAGCGCCTGATCGATGATCAGATCCGCGGCCGCCTGGTCTTCCTTGAAGATCGCGTTGACATCGATTTCGTTGCCAAAGTCGTCGGTGATCAGTTCGATGCACGGCAGAACTCGGCCACGCGACGTCTGGATGCGATGTACTGAAAAAGGGATGAGGCGCATGTCGGTCTCCATCTGGTTTGGTGCTGCGATGGAGTGAACTATACGTCAACGAATAGAAATGTCAATGCGCGAATGAATAATTCAAGGCATGGGGAAACCCGCTTGCTGCGGGCCAGGACTACGCGAAGATGGGATTAGTAGCTGTTACAGTGGATCGCGTTGCCGTACGTGTAGCAATTCGTCGTTTGCGGTTGCCGTGCGGCGTTCGCCCGTTGGGCATTATTGATGCTCTGCATCTCTTCGTGATACCACTGTTGCTGTTGCGACTGCTGCTGTGCGGACATCGACTGAATCGCGGCTTGTCGCTGAGCGTATCTATTCTGCATGCAGTTCGCAAAGCCGTCAGTTCCAGGCGTAAATCCAAAATTCGAGCAGACTTGCTGATCACTGGCGCAACCGGCCAGGAGAAGTGCGATGGCGAAGGCGCTCCATTTCATGGCTGTTGCTCCTCGACTACGAGTTAGGTTGTCCTTCGTCAATGAGCTGCGTCAGCTTCATGCACATCATCAGGCAGGCCATTACGAGCGCGGGGGCGTCGTGCCGTTCGGCTCGTACGATGTCGAAATCGACCTTGCCGTTTTCGTCAATGTGGACGTACAGGTTTCCGCGGTAGACGGTGCTCTGCCCGTCAAAGCCGCCCGGTTCTCGTGTGGCCATGTGTGCTGCCTCGCGATCGTTTGGTATTCGCCGCTTTCGCTTTCTGTAAGCTTCAATGTCGAATATTTTTTGATCGCTTTTCCCCGACTCTTCGCGCCGCACGTTTTTCCTCGGTACGTGTGGCGAGGTGGCTCTCAGCATCCTCCATGGCTCTCGCGGCCTGCTCGCTGATGCTCTGCATCGCGGGTGAGGACTTTACCGCCTCGTCTTTCTTCAGAGGGGTCAGTTTGCCACTTTCCGGCGCTCTGAGTTGGGAAAAAAGCACGCGCACTGCATCAAAAGTTTCACGCGGAGCGTCTCGTTTGTATGCCTCCCGGATAGCCGCAATCGCGTCCTGAACATAGGCCGGCAAAAGCGCATCCACATACTGTTCGGCTTGAGATCGGGCTTCCTCTTCAGTGAGTGAAGACTGATTTTTTGCCTCAAATACGGCGGTTGGAACCTTGTTTCTGTCGAGCTGCACGTAGTCGATGCTGTGCTTTGGCTCGCGGCCAGTCAGCAGCCAGTCGGTGGTGACATTGAACTCGTGCGCCAACTTGGCGAGGGTCCCCATCTCTGGCGTCGATTTTTTCCCCAGGATTCGGTTGATGGTGGGCTGTGGAACACCCGTCTTTTTGCCGAGCGCACTTTGGCCGCCGCGCCCCCTGTACAGCGGGTTTGCCTGCATTAGTTCGTTCAGTCGATCGCCTACATCATCTTCTTTCATAAGCCCGACTATGCAAGGGTGAATAGATCGGGTCAAAGTTCGATTCATTCGCGCATTGACAAATATTCGTTCGCGTATAGAATTGGCATTCATGAACACGCTAACTCCCTCCCAGCTGCTTGCCGAGATCAAGTCGATGACCAAACTCGGCGAAAAGGCTATTGGCGACCGGATTGGCTGTTCTCAGCCG